TCATTTTTCCAAGGGGTCTTCTCGTGTTAAGCTGGTTAGAATAGCGTCTTTATTGATACTCTCAAGAATTTCCTCTATATTTACTACCGTTGGTGATTTACTAAATTCATAACGACCATAAAAATTGATATGTTGCCATGCAATTGGTGAAATATGCTGTAATATTTTCATCACAATCCTTGTATCTTTAGATTTTATTAGTAAGTTAGATAATATACTCGCATTGTAATAAACAATACAGTTGCTGAGCAGCCTACTACATTCATTCCAAATGTGCTGATCTTGTTCAGTCTTGAAACGGAGTTTCCCAAAGTTTGCATATGATACGGATCGACGTAATTTATGATAACTTTCTCCACGATTTAGTGATTTTTGAACATTTTGACGTAATGATAATGAATCAATATATTCTAAAAAATATAGACTTTTAATGATGTTATCATACTCCCATAATGCTCGCTTGGTTTGATTTTTTCGTGCATAAGAACTTAATTTTCGTACAATAACATTTTGAGTCGTCGTCTTTAAAGCAAGAGATACCATAATTCGTTTTATATTGTCCCATTCTTTTACAATGAGATCTGTATTAATTTTACGCACAGGTTTAATCAGTAATTCTTCATAATGGCTTGGATGTTGAAAACCATATAAATTTCGAGATATCGTTGCTTGAATATCTTTATATCTAGGTGCAAATTGGTAACCAAACAAATCTAAAATAGCAAAATTAACTTCATTCGTTCCATGTGTATCTGTAGAATGGATAGTAGGCTTTATATTGGTTGTATTATTGTATAAAATATCAAATACATAATGGCTTTCATGCTCATTTGCACCAATAATTCTTGCTTGAATTGGAATGTGGTTAGCCACCATTGTATAAGAAGTGATTCCTTTATTCATTCCAAAATATTTAGAAGAATGACGGGACTGTAGTGTATGAATCTGTGTTTCGTATTTTTGGCCATCACTACTTGAATGGATGAAATCATCAATGTTAAAATACGGGAAAATAGGAAGTTGACTTGTGGCATTACTGATACAATCATTAGCATCTTTTAATGTTTCTAATCGAATAAAATTAGCTGATGTAGTAGCTAATTTTGAAAAATCCATATCAGAGACTTCTCCCATTCTATATAACCCCATATTTGTTCCCCAAGCTATTAAACATGGAATAAGAGTATAATCATTTGCTTTTTGATTGGCATAGCGTCCCAGAATATGTTCAAAGTTATCTAGAAAATTGCATTGCTGATTTACAAAATACAGGATGCTTCTCATATCAACTTGTGGTAATACATCGAAAAAAGAATGATTAATAAGAGCTGAAGCTCGAGTATATGGAAGTGTCCAAGAATGATGATTTTTATGTTTTTTCACTTGAACATGTTTGTTTTTTCCAGAAGTAATCCTTTTATTAATAGAGATGATACGAGCGTCCAATTTGTTTTCAAGTTCTTTTAAATGTTGTTCGATGGGTTGTTGTAGCTTAGTTAAATTGAAATCTTGAATCATACTCTCTTTATGTACCCACGTATTTTCATCGACTAAATCATCTTCAAAACTTCTATACTGTATGCTATCTCTACAAAAAATATCTCCTGATTGTAAGCGATGCCATAAAGAATGATAAATTAAAAATTCATATCGATCTATTAGTAAACGTTTTGAATGCACATCATCTTTCGTGTAAAGGTAACGTTTGGTACCATTTTGTATAAAGGTTTGTGGAATATCTTCGATATCATATTTAAGTAAAGTTTTTCGTTTCATAAAAACTTCTTTTAAAAAATGTATTGCATCCATAAGAGGATCTTCAATATCTGTTGTAACAAAATCAATCGTCATAAAAATCGGACGAATTTGTCTCTTGAATTGTAAAGCTAATGTATCAATACGTTCCCAACGGAACGCTTTTTCATCTATCTTCGAAGTATTCAGGATTTGATTTGCTAGCTCGGTTAATCTAGGACGGTCTAGGATAGAAAATACCCGTCTTTGTATGTCTTTAAATACTGTATATTCGGAAATATTTTCATCTATTATAACCTGTAAAACATTTCCGACTTTCTTGAAATCTTCTTGGTTTTCTGTGTAATAGTTATATACTTGGTCTTTTGCAAAGGATACGATATCATCATTGTATTTTCTCATTTTATAAATAAAACTATTAATCAAATTATCATTCATTCTTTGGTATCGATAAAAAATAAAGCACAATAAATAAAGATTTATAAGGGATTCATTAAACCTTTTTAATTTATATACGGAATAATATTCTACTAAAGAAGCGTAATATTTAATACTTTCATTAGAAATTTTTAGTTGTGGCAAAATTGAATTGGCCAGTTGAAAAAGAGGATACATTTCTTTCCCATATTCAATTTCTCGTTTAATTTCATTCATACTAAAGTCTTTAGGTTCATGTTTGATTCGAGTAATCTTATATAAACCAGAAGGATTATATAATAATTCTTTTAAATGCTGTTTATCCGTCTCGGATAGCTGTTTTTGTATAATCCTTATAAGGCGTTTTTGTTCATATGTAATAGCATTTCCTATAACCTCTTGTATAAAGCTATAACCAGGAATAATAATTCGTTTAGTAGTTAAATAATTTATAAGCTCGCGAAAAATAAAAATTGGTTTCCCACTTATAGCTGCAGCTCTACGAGCTTGTTCTTTTAAATCTAGTCGAGATTGTGAATCACAAAGACAATAGTTAAATCGCTTGAGAATAAGTTGTTGTTGATTTAGCCTAGTTTTCTTATCAATAGATCCAAAATCTGAGAACTCAGCATTATTGAAATGGACTTTAAGAATATATTGAATCTCCTCTTTCACTTCACATAGGTTAAATTGAAAAAATAAATGCTTTGACTTAAAGTATCCAAGTTGAAGAATGAAATAAATTTTAGATTTTATTGAGCGTAAAGTATATAACAATTCAGTTTCCATTTGAGAAAGAGCAAAATATTGTACGCGCTCTTTAGTTGTAAAAAGAGGTCTACTATAAAGTTGATTTATTTCATCTGTAGTTAAAATAGTTAATCTTTTTTGAATATTCATATTCAATCGTTTTCTACATCTCCTTATGAGTTATAGTTATAATAGATTACACCATGTCAAAAAGTATACTTTTTGACATGGTGTGTTTGAGTAGGTTTTAATATTTCACAATTATAACATAATTATTTTTGAAATATGTCATTAGAGTTGTATAGAATTTGACATTAAAGTGTAATAATTATATCTTATAACCATCAAATTTTTATAATTATAGATTTTATGTGGGATTTGAAATGGGGAAGGAATACATAATGAGAAAATTCTTTTATATTAGAGTAAGTAGTAAAGATCAATCTATTGAGAGACAACTCGCAACCGCAACAGAGATCAGTATTCCTGAAGAATACATCTTTATAGAAAGAGCAAGTGGAAAAGATTTCAAACGTCCTGAATATCAACTTATGAAACGTATGTTGAGAAAAGGCGATCTTTTATATATTCAATCATTAGATCGTTTGGGAAGAAATAAACAAATGATTTTAGACGAATGGCAAGAATTAATTAAAGAAAAAAAGATTGATATCGTTGTGTTAGATATGCCACTTCTTAACACTATGAAATATAAAGATTTAAATGGAATTGAAACTCTTATTTCAGATTTGATTTTACAGTTATTAAGTTATATGGCTGAAGATGAAAGAAAAAGAATCCGCGAACGACAAAAAGAAGGAATTACAATTGCACTTCAAAAAGGAGTTAAATTTGGCCGCAAAAAAGTTGAAATTGATGATAATTTTAAAGGAGCTTATCAAGAATGGAAAAATCATAAAATTACTGCAGTAGAAGCCATGCAAAGAGTAGGCATGAAGAGTAATACATTTTATAGAAGAGTTAAAGAATATGAACATAATTTGGAAGAAAAGAAGCTTTCTTAAATAGAAAAGCTTCTTTTTACATACTACCCTATTTCAAGAGAAATTATTAAAAGTCAAATAAATCCCCTTTCAATAATTTGATTTTTCGTTATTTTTTGTCAGTTATGTGTTATAATGATAATGTACATGTAAAATGGTTTGAAATATTAGTATAGACTCATTCAGGAAAAGCGCGTTCTACAATAGAACGTGCTTTTGTATTATACACCTAAATAATCTCAATAATAAGAATATTGATTATCAATTTTATTAGAAACGCAATGATGTAAAATGACATTAAGCTAAACTTTTCTTTAAATCTTTACCCCTAACAAAGATTTAAAGGTTCTTCTATGTCTTAATATAAAATATAGGAAAGGAAGGAGTTCACTCTAATGAAGATTGCACTCCTTCCTTTATTATGGTTCTTTATATAATTAAAACTATATATTAATTATAATTAATTTGTTTATCTAATAACCTATTATACTATTAATAAATCATTCATTATATACATAGTAATATAACAAAGCTGACATTCACTCTTTATGTATAGAGGGGCATTTTCTACATATATTTTTAAAATATTCACTATAATAAAAGAGGAAAGAATACATCCTTTAAAAAATATATACATATACCCATGCTAAGGAGTGTGATGCCTTTGAAACAGTTTAAAGAAATTTTAGAAAAAGGGGCCATACCTATTGGCCAGTCCGATATATTAGGAAAATCACTGCGGCAATTTGATGAGATACAATATGAAAATGAAACATATCTTATTATTTGGCATCCCATTTATAATGAATTTGTCGGTTCTCATGAATCAGGGAATTGGATATCTCATACCGATTTACATAAAGCTGTTTGGATCAGAAATTTAAAAGAAGCATTTGTTACGAAAAAATAAGAAAAGGTTCTAACAAAAAAGTTAGAACCTTTTCTACATACTTTCTAGGGATTTCGTAAAAACGAAAGTAAATATAGTATACCATAAGTACAAAAACATTTATTTGAAAAGATAGTAAATTCCTCTTATTATTGCTGGTTAATGTCCGCTAACACTTTATTTCATGATTTGGTTCTATTGTCACACAGATCAATGTTACCAAAATATTTACTACAACTCCTTTTAAAAATGTACTGCACAATTGTATTGAATGATACTTTTCAGTCCATGACAGTAACTCTGGCGCTCCATCTACAAAAAAATCCTATTTTTTCTTATTCCCCCTTCCCGAAAAATCAAGACTAAAATGAAAAATAAACAGAAAATATAAGGCTCTTACTTTGTGGATATGACCACAAAGTAAGAGCCTTATTTCATTAAATTTGTTCATACATTTTTCCTTGTAGTCTTTTGTTTTCATCCTTTAATCGCCTATTCTCGTACTCTACTTCCTTGATTCGATCCCGTAATAATTGAATCATTGCATCTTTATTTTCATCACTCATTTTCCGTTTTTCGAATTTTGGAGATACAGCTCGTTGCTGTTGTTTACGAAGCGTTTCAATTCGTTCACGAAGGGTAGTATGACTATACAAGTAAGACTTGGACACTTCTGCGAAGTCGGAGACAGAGTTGAAATTAATACGTCTATTCTCTTTAATCAGTTGTCTAATTGCTTTCTCAACCTTTTGTAGGGTTTCTTCTCGCTTCTTTTTAGCCAAGGCTACAATAGCATCTGTAGATCGTTTATGTTTCATGATGATACACCTTTTTCTTTAATAATTTGAGCATCAAAGAGAATTTTTTTAGCACTCTCCCCCCGATGAGACTTGCCTTCGACAAGTTGGTTTCTAATTTTGATGAGGTTATCCAATTGTTCCTTGGTTTTCTCATTGTAAATTGGGTAGTTTTGTGTCATCTGAATATGTTCTTCCACTCGCCGGATTTCTCTTTCAAAGTCACACAGATTGTCAGGGGTTGTACAGAAGTTTGGGCATGTCAGACATGGGGTTACAACATAAGGACAACCTTCCTTCTTCGAAGCCAGGCAAAACCCAAGTGGTACTCTTATAGCCTCGATATTACTGCGTATATATTCCCAATGGATCAAGTCTTCGTCCATGGCCATTTCATTTACTTGACCATTATCTAAATTTACACGAAGGAGAGGTCCTTTTTTCTTTTGTGCCTTTTCCCATTCTCGTCTCAATGTATCATCGGCTATCTTAGCATAGACTAGTGTCATTTCTGGTGTAGAGTGGGCAAACCATTTCATAATGTGAGTAAGATTCATTCCTAGATTAATCAGCTCCACACCTTTGGTGTGCCGAAAGGCATGGTTTCGAAAATGATAGATACTTTCATCTTGATCCACAATGTTGTATCGTTTAGCCAAACGATTTAATGCTCGTGATATATTCCCACTACAAAATGGGTTCCCCTTACGTTTTCCTTTTGTATGAACGAATAAGTATCGATCAGGATTATTTTCTATAGTTGACATATCTTTAGTTTGTTCAATGACAGCTTGAATAATTAGTGCTACATCTTTATCTATAGGAATACGATGTTGTTTAACATCAGTTTTGGGAATATCTCCTTGAAGATAATAGTTTCTGTTCGTATCAGTAATTAAGCAATTATAGTAACGAATATTGAGTATATCACTTATTCGCCATCCTGTAGCCATAAGTAAAATGATAACAGGAATATATTTCTTATCGCTATCTTTCATAGGGGGATTGAGTTCATCAGGATTATGACTTAATAACAATTCTAACTGACTCATTACTGAGTCAGGAATATATTTAATCTCATTTTCATTCCATCGTCTTTGTTTTGGGAAATCTTCCTTGAAGAACAAAGTGAAAACAGGTGTAGTAGGTGCTTTAGGATGTTCAGTACGTTGTAAGTAATCTATAAATACTTTTACTCCATACAAATAATCCGCTTTAGTTCCTTCAGATAAATGGCCCAAATTATGGTTAACGTATAATAAATATTGTTCAATATGTGATCTTTGCAAATCAGTGATACCGTTCCAATTAGGATAATATTTTTGTAAGAACACTATAAAGTGTTTGATTCCTCTTAATATTGTTTGCAATGATGAAAAACTACGTGAAACCGTTGTAAACTTAGCATACTTTTTAACAGCTTCCCTATAGGATGGATGAATATCATGAAATGATATTCGATATTCAGCTTTACTTTTAGAATAGCGTACATTAGGAATATTTCTTACATCCCATATATCTTTTTCAAACTCTTCTCTTATGTCATAGAAATCAAACAGAAATTGATACGCTCGATTAAAAAAAGCAATAGCTTTACTTGAAATCTGTCCTTTTGAATTTGTGATGTTGACATTCCTATTAATTAAATAACTTTTGTATTTCATAAGACCACGTTCATATGGTATCTCTATAAAACTATGGATGTTAGGATAATGTTTGTTTAAAAAAGCAGCTAAATGTTTAAACGTAAATGAATAACTTAATAGAGTTCCAATAGTTACACTTCTATTTAATATTTCTATTGCAAAGAAATATTTTAACTCTTGTCGAATATAGAAAGAAAATGATGTGAAATCTATTCTTTTTTTATTTGATCGCCAAGATTCTTTGCTATCATATACTTCGAAGAAGTTATCCCTTAAATCCCACACATCGTTTATCCGATACCCCTGTAATAGCTGCAGTAATTCATCTTTTTTCTCTAATGTAACCTTCGGTTTATAGGATGTATTACTTACTATATTCATGATTCTCCTCGTCGTTCATCTTTTTTCTTCATTGCTTTCTCCCAATCTTCTTGTATATCTTCCATTGTGGGATGGACATACATTTGCATAGTAGTCTGTATATGAGCATGTCCAGCGCGCTTCTGAAGCGTTTCAGGTCTCATTTCTCCTGTCTTCCATAACTCCGTTATGTTGGTATGACGAAGCATATGAGGAGTTACTTCCATTTTAGTTTTTGTTTTCAAACGTTTGAAAAGGGACTGTACGCTTGCATAATCAAGTGGAGTTCCTTTCCGATCCCCTGTTAGTTTGATGAAAACAAAATCTGAATCTATCTCATCTGTATGTATCTCTAAAATATACCGCCGGTATAAATCAGCCAATTCTTTTGAAATATCTAGAGTCCGAGGACTACATACCGTCTTAATCTCAGCGCCATTAATCAATTCTCCACGATCCTGAATATGTATTTTTCTAATCGTAGGGACAATATCGGATAAATGAAGTGAAAGTGCTTCACCAATCCTCATGCCAGTTTCATATAAAAGAACCAGTAGAAACTTATCTCTGGTGTTACAACAAGCATCAATTAAGATTTGTACTTCATCCGGGGACAGTACTTTTAATGTCTCTTTTGAAACTTTTAGTTTGAGTATCTTAGTATCTTTCATTTTATTCTTAAAGGTATGATGAAGAAATCCCTTGAAATTCCCCCTTGAAGCTGAAGATTGCTTTTTTAATCGTTCTGATAAAGTTATCGAGTAATCTTCATGCCTCATAAGATAATCATAAAAAGCATAAATCTTGTCTAAATAGATATTAATTGTTCTTGCCTTACGCTTCTTTGAATTGTTACGAATACTTGTTACTTTCACATTCTGGAATGGATTTTGAAGCCATCTAACAAATTCAGCTAGCTCATCAATCCCCACATCTGTATAAGACAGTTCCTTTTGTTCTAAGAACTCAAAATAGAGTTTAAGTGCATAGCAGTAAGAACGAAGTGTATTACGTGCTGTACCTGTATTATCTTTATACTTTAGAAATTTCATCACAGGCATAATCATTTCCCTATACTGATTTACCAAGAGATAACGAATCTTATTATCGGAGATAATTACTTCCTCAACCTTCATCTTTTATTCCTCCTTTATCTGAAAAGACGTTTTCTTAAAGTACTTTATTTACGTTATTTTTTCAATATAGATATTTAGTAGATAAAGAAAAAAAAAGGAGCATTCCTGTTCGTTTAATACGTTCAGAACGCTCCTTAATTATAGTCTTGTTTTNCCTAAAATTTCGACTGCATTTGTTAAAGCTGAAGGCAAAGGTATTCCCATACGCCCTGCATTTTCTAAAAGTGAAAGCAACTCATTTCCAATAAAGAAAAAGATTGTCGCTTCACGAATAGCGCTATTGCTTCCTAGTGCCGAATCTAGTTGAGCTGCCGCTCCTACCAAAAGAAAAAGCACCACCTTTTTGGCGATGCCTTTGAAACCCACTTTACTTTTTAATTCTCCGTTATATCCTGCTGCAATCATGCCAGTTAAATAATCAATAACTGCCATCGTCACTAAGATTTTCAATGTTGTATCCCATCCTCCCAAGAAATACCCGCAAAAGCCACCGAAAGTGGCAATAAAGGTTTTTAATAATACATCAATACGATCCATCTTTTCATCTCCTTTTTTAGCAATAAAAAAAGACCAGCTATTGCTGCTCCTGCTCTGTTTGTATGTTATTTTCATTAGTTGGTGTTGGCGGTTCTTGAGATGGATAATTCCCTGTAAGTGATGCATAACACTCTAAACAAATATTCTTTTTCGCAAATCCCATATCTAGTGGGTACAAACGTGCTCCGCGTTTACATATTTCACATAGCGTAGCAATTCGAAACTTTACTGTCCCATCCATCTCTCTCCATACTTCAACCCTGCTAGTACCTTGTAGAATACCTGCATTATTTAACATATCAGCAGGTATTTGAACAAAAACCCCTGTCTCTGTGCGCTCTGCATCCACTAGCCTCCCCATAAAAGGAAAGCTTTCACCTGCTTGAAGTGGCATCATTTGATTTTCATTCATTCTTACTTCTCCTTTCTATCCAAGTGCGTTAAATTTCCAACCACTTGGAGTACTCGCATAAAAACCCGATCCCATATTACCGTCTGTAAAGCGAATATGACCCCATTGTTGAAATCCACCGCCACCTAAGTTAATCCCCTGCATTGCTCGTATATTCCGATAGATTTTAACTTCTTTTTCAGTACTTATATCAAACGTTTGTCCGTCTGGTGCTGGAGCTATATTGTTATTCACACCACCTACAGCAATTGCGTTAAACGGCTGAATGCCATCTGCTCTTTCTGCTGCAGCACGATCCCAATTATACATAGATGCATATTTGCCACTGTATAGCGTTACACCACTTACACAAATCGCTGTCCCTTGTCTCATATCAGCATTTCCAGAACAAACTTTAATAATCAATGCGTGTTGTTGCGGAATATAGTTTGTTGGCACTTTGAAAGTAAAAGAATACCTTCTGATTTCTCCGTAGAATGTAGACGGCTCAGGGAAGTCCATCTTTTGTTCACTCAATATGTCGTAACTTACGTTATCTCGGAATTTAACGCAGCATACTTGTAAGCGCGGCTTCCCTGTTTTACGTACCCCATTTATCATGGCTGTTCTAAAATGAGCAGATAATGTGTATTCATTTCCAGGATGTATCCCATTATTCACAATTGCTTCTGGATAGTTATACATATCTACCCTTGCAGCATTCACCATCTGCTCGTAATCGAATATATGTGTATTCTTTTCTATTACGACATTTCCCCAGGACTTCCAAGTAAGACCGTATCCACCTTCAAACCCATAATAATCGTTATGTCCAATGTTTTTCTTTGTAACACTAGAAAAGTCTGGATCTGCTATTAAGTTTCGTCTTGATACCGCAGTTGTTTTTGTCCCCCATTCATCTTGGAATAGGAAGTCTAGCATTTTAACAGTTACACCATCTTTATCAATGGTTATCTTATCACCATCAATTCTAATAAGATTCGTATCAATGCCTTTTGCAGTTAACCATTTCACCATTGTATCTGCATTAATATCTAGCTTTGCAGCATTGATTGTAATTTTCCCAGGGGACAAATTGATCGCAGTGACAATGCCGTCCTTTAAAATCTGCGCTAAAATTCCTTCATCTAACACTTCTAACTTAGATTCTGTTTTTTTTACATAGGCATTATAAGTCTCATTTATAAACGTTTCTTGTTTTCCAGAGATGATTGAAACGCCTTTTTCAGTAGCACTAATACTTCTTTCTAATTCAGTTACTTTTTTATCGTAATCTTTAGTTGCTATCTTATCGGCCAATTCTTCCATGATTTTATCTTTATCTACAATATCAACAGGGTTCTCCATGAATGAAGAAGGTTTATCACCAATTTGTAGCATGGGTTGTGCCATCCATAGACGACCATTTTTACGAACCCAAAACATTACTTTAACTTTTTTTGTACCTTCGACTAATAGCCCTGCCACATGTGTACGAATCCATGTTCCTTGTGAAATAGTTATTTCTTGCAAGTAACTTTTAATCATTTTATTGTTTACATCGTAACATTGGAGCTCGATAGCAGCTCCGGCATCTATACTAGCTTTGTTATCTGTATAAAAGTAAGCAGAGAAAACATAATTCCATCCAGGTCCAGCATTTATATACTCGTGCGATGCTCCTTTATACAAATTACTCGCATTACCTGTAGTAATAACACTAAGTGAATTGCATCCCTTATAAGTGACTTGTGTATCTCTTGTTGTGCCTGATTGAAGAACCCAATATTTTGTATCATTCTTCCAAAGAACATTCCGTAATACAGTTTGATTACCGATTCCACCTACATAAGCTTCAACATCTTTCTTTTTCATTGCTAGCTTCAATTCTTCAGATTGTTGCAGGATCGTTGTAGTAGCTTCAGTCAGTGTTTGCCCTTGCTGAGTTTGTATTTCCTGTATTTTTTTTACATCACTTGTTATCCCTTCGGCGTTCTTCGTAATCTCCGTTACTTTCTGGCTGAATACATTTTCTTTTACCCCATCTTCCGGAGACGGAGCGAATGCTTTCGGCATAGATCCTTTTAACACAGATACATTTTTGAAGTAGCATTCACTACCATCAGCAGAACGATCGCCATAAATATACAAGCTAAAACCTTTTTTCATATCTGATTTATCATGTAATTTCATTGTTGCATACACACGAACCCATTTTTTAACAGGTTCGATCGTTAATTCTGGCGTCCCCCCACTATGAAAGCCCATTGAAGTGTTACCCTCAATAAAGTGGTGTAATCCTACCGCTATTTTGTTATTTGCTGTTTCCGTCCATACATCTAAAGCGATCGTGTACGTATCACCTGGCTGGAAATCATTTCGGAAACTAGCTGGCATTTCTTGAGGCATTCCAAGCCACCTTTTAGCTTGACCGAATTGACCATTTTTGTTAATAACAGCAACTACAGGATACCCAAACTTTTTGTCATTAACGTGCATATGATAACCCTTTGTAGGATCTGTTGTTCCAGCGTTATAACCTGTTGCCCAATTACCAGCGCGCAAATTACCGTTTAGGTTCTTATCCCATTGCAGGTCGTTATCGGCCCAATAGTGTGTGAAATCTCCATTACGTACATAGTTACGATCACCAGCATCATTAATGATAGATTCCGTTTTTTCAATACGCTCTTTTACACCCTCGAAACTTTGCTCCAACTCATAAGTCGATTTTGTAAAACCTGTAGGAACAGAACCTTTTTCTAGTTTAGGTTTCTTGAAACGAAATTTCTTACCCTTTGAATTTTCGTTTCTTTCAAATCTTAATCGTAATCCCCATCCAGTTGCCCGCGCCTCAATTTTAAATGTAAATGATCTTCTAGACCAATTAGCGACAGGGAATCTATTGTACAAGTTTTCTGCCCAAACTCCATTAATAAATTGGAATACAATTAAATCAATAGGAACATCGTTTTGCATATCGATACTAAATGTCATATCTTTCTCTTTTTCGTAGTCACCCATCTTAGTATTATCTAGATGGAATTGGTAGAAAGAGTCGGTATGATCTGTACATTCTACAATCATGTAATCCTCAGTGAATGATTGAGTAGCTTTGTTGACTAGTGCACCTCCAGACATTCCAATTGTTTGTGGCTTTTGATTTCGCCCAGTATTGATTAGCCAGTTTTCAACACCCACTGTACGAGATTCAACCTGCTCCAATTTTTTAGAGATTCTCCCAGCCTCTTCTTTGATCTCGGTTGTTATCTTGGTGAAAACATTACCATCTGCAATATCTTCAGGAGCAGGTCGCCATGAATAATCTTTGCTTCCTATAGTCAATTGTGGTGAACTCTGCTGATACCAACAACCAGCAGGAGGGTTTGCATCAGGTTCTATACGTAAATGACTCTCATTATCTGTTCCCGTTGATGCCATCATGCCCGCTGTCACTACAAACGAAACACTTACACGTTGCCATTGATTAGTAGATTTATTTGGACGGATTCCAGTAGCCCCTGCTGCAAAATAGAAAGTGTGTTGTAAGTCTTGGCCATTCGGTAAACCTTTTACTCGAGTATGAATAGAATAGGTTACTTTATCTCCTACTTTGACAACTCCCCGATTCACCAAATCTTTGAAATTATAAGCCAAAGCAGTCCATGATGATTGAGTTTCTACGACTGCATTACCTTGAAAAACATCCTTTGAAATTTTAACTTTATCTGCTGATTTAAGCCACCAACGATTGTCTGCTTGTGCCCAGGTCAAAGCACCATCAAAAGATTTGGAACCGATTAACAGGTTTCTTACATCGTCATTAATGTTTGCTACACTTTCTTTAACTTCTGAAATAACTTTCGTATTTCCGTCCACATCACTTACTAAGGTGTTGACCTTACTTGTAGTCTCAGTACTATTTTTCGTTAATGTTTCAATAGACAATTTAAATTTCTCCGAATCCTGTTCAACCTGGGTTACTTTTTTATCAATCTCACCTTGATCTCTTTGTACATCAGAAATAGTTCTTGTAACTTTTGAAAGACCCTCTGTTACTGTATTAAATTGCCCAGTGGCTTCTTCTTGCGCTTCTTCCACTTTCTTATTTAATTCTTCTTTTGTGAGTTTAATATCCTTACTTACCTGCTCCAGTGTATCTTTTTTAATTGATTCCACATCCGGAATAAGAAGCTCCCACCCTTTACCATTCCACACTTTTAAAATACCAGGTTTACCGTTACTAATATCTCGCCATAATGTTTTACCTACTATAAGATTATCAATTGGTGGGTTTTTAGCTTCAATAATATTTACCGTATTATTTTTCAGGTTTTCCTGGACCTTTTCAGCAATTTTCTTAGCGGATTCAGATTCTTTTTGAGCATCATTTGCTGTTTCAGCAGTTTCTTTAACCAACTTATCTAGCTGATCTAAAATTTCTTGTTTACTACCTAATGAAGCCAGGACTTTATTATAGAGCTTGCGTAATTCCTCGTTTGGATCAACAATTTCACGGTAATCACCAAATACATATTTATCTTGCATCGGATCTTTAAATGACTCATCGCCAGCGATTGCTCGTGCTTCAAGGTATAACTTGGGTGTAAATCCAGTATCTTTGATGCGGATTGTATCGCCTTCATTAATTAACTCATGTGCCAATCCAAACACACGACCAATTGATTGTGCTTCAACTTCATAAGAAACAGATGTATTTACACGTTTTTTCATCTCTGTTTTCATAAGAGTCATTAAACGGTCTGGAGTTATATCTTCTTCTGTCTCTGGAGTATAGAATCCGAATTTATGCTTTCCTTTTTCATTCCAGCGCTGGAACGCAACATTATCTACAATGTACGGCAAACCATTATTAATACTCTCAACTGTAATTATCTTATCTCCTTCACCTTTAGCGAACCCTATAAGCGCTGTACAGATATTTTGAGAGTTTTCAATACGTTTGATTCCCATTAAATCTTTGCCAAGAGTTACTTCTTTACCTATTTCTCGACCGCGCTTCTTAACCATATCCACATAACGACCAATAAATTGATTACCAACAACTTCAGCGCGATACACAATTTCCAAATCAAAAAGAGAAGCGATATCCTTTAATAATTTAAGCGGATTGGTAGGTTCTTTAATAGTCATTGTATGAAAACCAGAGTATTCTGTACGACCTCGTTTCCACTTTGTCCCTGTTAAAGCTATGTCAATAAACTCATTAACTGTTTTCCCTTCAATTCGTTGAGGATTGATAACACCTGCTTTCGCTAATAAAATCCACTCACCAGATGCATAAGTAATTACGGATCTATCATTAGAAACTTTTTCAGCTTCAGTAATTACATACGGTACAATAACACCGCTACGCACTTCTTTTAACACTAAGTTTTGTTGCAAGAGTGTAGCTGCTTGTTCTGTACCATCAGCCGTTGTAAAATCAAACTTATCAATATTGTTCTTGATTTCCCAATGTCGTTTATCATCCCAATAGTCTTTAGATTGGATAGTGGAAACAATTTGTTCTGTTTGAAAATCAACAACATGAAGTATCCCACTTGGTGTCCTCATCTAAATCGCTCCCTATATTTAACCTTTGCTGTTCCTATATCAGAAGGAATAATTTCAAGTTTATTCATACCTTTATTGATAACAGGAAAATTACTAAAAATATCTTTTAGGTTTATAGCGTTTTTCCCTTCAATACTGACACGACTGTTTTCTGTATCAATCACGACTTTGTCACCAACATCGACTATATAAGGCGGTGTATTTTGATTATTTAAATTCACTTTCCAAAATTTCAAATCAGAAACTGTCATCGCTTCTACTGGCGGAACATCTTGCCACTGCATGATACTAATCTGTATTTGAGCTGCTTTTTCCATATGTTTATTGTCTTTATCAGTCCACCTTGCAAAGCGTTCTGAATCATCTTTTTCTGTTCCAGGAAGAAATTTTGAAATATAAGCCTCCCAATCGTTACCGGTTCTAGCGATCCACAACCTGCCATAATACTGATTCCATGTATTCAGATAATCACCACTCTCATAAATTAAACCTGTTTTTCCAGGTTTATTATCATATCCAATTACCATCGTTCCAAAATTTTGTTCAGCTTGCCAATAGAGGTCATTCATGGCAATTTTTGAAAGAACTTTGCTGTTTTCATCGAGTATCGCTATCTCAACTCGTCCCATTTCATTAATCGTTTTACTTTTACATGTAACGTGGGCTTGCATAATAAAATCTTGTACTGGCCCACCAGGGATACTCTTCTTAACAGCTGCGCCATGCCATCCATTACCTGATCCATAGTCCGAACAATAGAATTGGTAACTATCTGTTTTCATTTCACCAACTGGATTACCATCTTCCATAGAACTAACCTTACTCCACCCTACAGTTGTGGACATTTCATCCCATATAAGACGTTGATTTCTTTCTACAGGCAATTGCTCCATTTTTAATGGCATTCCAATACGGAAATAATCCGGTTCCTTTGAATATTTATCTTCAAACCATACATCTAAAAAAGTGTTTGGTTTCGTAATGTCAATCTCAATAATAGGATTAGAATGAACAGTTCCTTTGTTTTGAACATTTGCCGTTAACCCCAGCGTACCTGTTTGAAAATCTACTGTTCGAGTAGGTCCTAATTTATAAGGCATCGGACAAATAAACTTCAAAGTGCCTTTACCTAACGTAACAAAATCATCAGGATCAAACTCTTCATCAATCACAGCTAAATATGTTCTATCAGGAGTTACATCAAAAACTAGCTCAACTGCTTCTTCTGTAATTAACCAAGCTGCTATTTCTTCTTTTAACGTTTCTAAATCTGTTCCATCTGGAACGATAATTCCCACAGGAACAGGAAGTGGACGAGGATCTGTTTCCATTCCTAATAATCTCGCGCCTGGATATCCAGGTGTTTTTAAGAAATTACGTTTTAAAGGCGCCCATGTTGGTGGACTCCATCCTTTTTCTATTTGGATATATTCTTTTCGTTGATTGTTGAATGTAAAAGAGCTCATTTTGACACCCCGTTTCTTTATAAAATAAAAGAAACCCAAACCTAAAAGTCTGAGTTTCTTTTTGCTTCTCTTTCTTGATACTCGGTTGTATAGCGATAAGTACCGCGTGCCACGTCTCTTCCTTCTAAATTAACAGGTACTTCAATAACTAAATCTCCACCAAGCATTGGAATGACTCCACCGCCAGATGATCCTGAAGAATAATTAATCACTGGATTCGCAACACTAGCTGCCATAGCTTGTCTACTATTTGACATATTCCCATACACACCACTCATAACACTCTTTAACCCTGATAATTGACTCATTGAACTAGCCATCATCCGGCTCATATCACTCATTAGTTGATTCATAGTTCCAGTGATACCGAGGGATCTTTCTTTTGAAGATAACGGTGTAACTGTGATAGAATTCCCTCTTTTAGTAAACAGTTCGGGTCCTTTTTCTCCAGTAATAAATGAGCCATCTCCTACAGGTTTTCCGCCTTTCGCAAGCATTGGTACATGTGGAATAGTTGGAGCGCTAACTCCTGGTATATTGTTTAATAATTCTGCTGGTGTATTAAAGCCATCTATAAATTTATTTATGATACGAATAATTCCATTGATAGCTGTACGAATACCACTTTTAATACCATCCCATACGCCTAATACTGCTGATTTCATGCCTTCAAATGCCCCACTAACCGCATCTGTTACCCAACGAACAGGCGTCATAATGGCTTCTTTCAATCCATTCCAGACAGAAGATGCGGTTGACTTGATACCTTCCCAAATGTTTGAGAGGGTTGATTTAATACCATTCCACACGTTACTACTTGTGCTACTAATCATGTTCCAAACCGTTGAAATGGCTTCTTTGATGCTATTGAATACAGAACTCGCTGTGGAAACAATTGCGTTCCATAAGCTAGATAGATAGCTTTTAATCGTATTCCATACTGCACTTGTTGTGGAACTAATCGTATTCCATGTATTCACAATCCAATCTTTTATTGAGGTGAATATTGGCGTTACAAAAGCTACTAACCCGTTCCAGCATGATTGTAAGAAATTCTTAACAGCATTCCATACAGACATTGTTGCTGAACTGATTGTATCCCACACAGTGATGATCCAAGACTTGATTTGTTCAAAAATCGGCATAACAAATGCTACAAGTCCATTCCAACAGGAAACTAAGAAATTCTTAATTGTTTCCCATACAAGACTTGTAGTAGAACTAATGGTATTCCAACATTCAGAAATGAAATTCTTGATACTTTCAAATATTGGCGTGGCAAAGTATAAAATGGCCGTCCAAATCGCTTGTAAGTATTGTGTAATAAAATTCCATACAGTTTGAATCACTGTTGAAATGCCGTTCCAAATCATAGAGAAGAAATCAGCAATTCCTTGTAAAATAGGAGTTAGAAAGGCAACTAATCCATTCCAAGTGTTAATGAAAAACTCACTAATCGCTGTCCACACTTCAGAAGTAGTTTGACTGATGCCATTCCAAACTTCCGATAACGTTTCAACTACTCCATCCCATATTCCAGTCAAATACTCCACAATGGAATTCCATATTTCTGTAGTCGTTTCAACAATAGAATTCCATATTTCATATAAAGACTCAACTATTCCATTCCATACCTCTATTAAGTATTCTTTAATCGAGTTCCAAACTTCCGAAGTAGATTCACTAATACTATTCCATGTTTCACTTGCCCATTGTACAATTCCATCCCATATCCCTACTAAGAACTCTCCTATTGCATTCCAAGCATCAATGGTCCATTGTTTGATATCATCCCAATTTTTATAAATTGCAACACCTAGAGCTACAACAAGTGCTACTATTATCGGAATAATAGCAACCAACCCTGTCATCGCCCATCCTATACTTGTTATAACAGCAACTATTGGTGCTAAAGCCATGAATGCTCCTGCAATTACACCAATAGCAACTGCGATAGCTGCCAAAGTAGCTGCTAATTCAGGATTATTGGAAATCCATTCAGAGAATTTAGAGACAATATCTGCTATAACTGCAAGAACAGGCTGAAGAGCAACTTGTAAATCTTGCATTGCTTGTTGAAATTTAACCTCTGGAGATGCATCTATTTTAGAAGTAGCACCCTGTAAGTCCTCTACTCCTTTTTTTAAATCGACTTGTTTACCTTCCGCTTTCAAAATGGTGTCGATAATTTTCTTCCCTTGGTCTTCCCAAAGAGTACCGAACATCTTCGTGCCAAGTGCATTTCTGTCTGTTGCATTTTCAACACCTGCTAAAGCCTTAGTTGCTTCAAGCATAGCCTTTTGTCCATTTTCACCACCGCCAGCAATTGCCTGACCCCATTTTTCAAACTGATCCGCCGAGATTTTTGTTTTATCTAAAACCTCTTGCATAGATTTATCTACACCCGCACCAAATTCGGCCATTTTAATACGACCTTCTTTTACACCCGATATGTTCAACAGGATTCGCAACATCCTGCCAGTTCTCTGATGAACTTCTGTACATCACTATACAGACCAGACTATATCATCATCTTTTATATAAGATGCTCCCCATTTCGGATGTCATCAGCTTACACCCTACGCTTTTCAGCTAGTCGTTGCACGTTCCTTTGTTAAAGGCTTCGCTCAGTATTGTCTCTTTTGAGAGTTCCACTGAATTAAAGGAGTTTTCTATGAATGTCGCCACTCATAGGGACAATCATTTATCCAATAGGTTATCGATATTCCAACTTTTAGTATCTACTCCTGCTGACATGATTCCTTGGACTTCTTTAGCCGAAAAACCAGCTTGAACCATCTGATCCCCATATTCTGCGATAATATCTAATTGTTCTGGTGGAAATCCTGTTTTTAATAATGTATTCACTAACCCCAATGCTTCCTCGTTAGTAATGCCTAATGTTGCACCAATCTCATTGGTTTCTTGTATAAGTTCATTAAAATCAATTCCAGCATAGGATGCTGCAATGGTCGCTGCCCCTTTAACCACAGCGGCATTTGTTTCATCAGAAGCATCTTTATTCAATGCCCATTGTCGGCGAACACCTTCTAATGCTTCTTCAGCGTCAATACCATACGTACTAACGCCCCTAATAGCTTCTTCCACTGATTTTTTCGAAGACTCTGGAACATCAAAAATGATATCAATCTTAGTTTTCAATTTTGACATATCCATTGCTTTTTCTACTGCACTAGCAATACCGCCACCAGCTGCCATACCACCAATGACATTTTCCAATCCTATTTTTAATCCTTCAAACTTTTTCTCAGTTCTCCCAGCTTCTTGTTGTAAATCTCTCAGTTCATTTCGTACTTGCTGAATTGAATTCCCAGCATCCACAGATCGTAGCGCACGTTGTAACTTTTCAATATCAGCTTCAGTTCCTAAAGCTTCACGACCAATAAGACCGATTGCTTGTTCTAACTGTCGACTTGTAGCCGATCCACTTTTAATTGCATTTACAAGACGATTACCTAATGCGCCTGCAAAATCATCCACGCTTTTACCTGTAGCGCTAAACAACGTTTCTAATTGTCTTGTTGAACTTGCCACATTTTCTTGTTCAGCTTTCATATTACCAAGCTTATTTTTCAAACCATCAAGTGACCCTTGTGTAAATTCAATTTCACGTCTAAACGCACGATATTGTTCTTCCGATATCTTTCCGTTTTGGAATTGCGCTTGAACCTGCTGCTCCGCTTCTTTTAATTTATCGAGCTTTTGTGTAGTGTTTTCAATTTGTTGTGTAAGCAACTGTTGTTTTTGGGCTAATGCTTCCACATTACCAGGATTAAATTTTAAAAGGCGCTCTACCTCTTTCAGTTCGGTCGCTAAGCTATCACTCTGTTTATTTACATCTTTTAAAGCGTTTTGTAACGGCTGCGTATTCCCACCAATTTCAATCGTAATCCCTTTGATTTTTCCTCCAGCCATTCTTTCACCCCTTTCTTAGAATGAATCAAAGTCTTTTTGGTTTGCTTTTCTGACTTTTTCTTTGTCTGGATTCTCCATTTCAGCGAATTCTGCAATATAATCGAAACAATCTCCAATTGTCATGACTTCCAAGTCCCAATGCGTTAATTTCGCTTTATAACAAAGAGCAAGGAACGTATCAGTGGTTAATTCTTCATCACTGAACGTCCCTTGCTCTCCATTACTTTTCTTTATTTTTTTTTTGCGCCCATCGTACTTTGAATCATATCCATAATTTCTGGAATAATCTCTGAGATAGGGAATTCATCAAAACCGTCTAACCATGTAATTGGATCGTCAATTTCTGGATTTGCTGTTTTCGCATATAACCAAACTAAATCATATACAACTTCAAAATCTAGCTTACTTAAATCTGCATTTGCTAAATCAATAGTGGCTAGTGAACCCTCTTGAGGATTTGAAGGGGCCAAAATCCCTAACTTAAACATATCAGCAAATAAATCACGTCTGAATTGCGCTTTATATCGTTTAACAGTAGCTGCTGTACTTTTTAATCGGACTTGTTTTCCGTCTATTGTAATTGTCTTTTCCATTTACTATTACGCTCCTTTGGGTGCTGCTGGTGTTTTTACATATACCTTTTTGTACCAGTCGTTATAAATTGCTTGTGTTGTTTTAGCAGTCGTTTTCGTTTTAACCATTGGTCTTCCACCAGGTACTAAAACAATTGGGCTAGAAACAAACTTCAGTTCATTTGTATTTGGTTCAGCCGAACTTGTTTTTGTTTTAGATGCAAGTGTTGGACGACTTGCTGAACAGTTATACATAACATGTAGAGTTGCATTCACGTCACCATCAAACTCAAATAATAAAGCGAATGGTTTTCCTTTTGCATCAGCCAATTCATTTAATACACCATCCGTTTCATCTAATTCTTCACCGAGTGCATCAATAGCAAATTTTTCTGGGATAGTAGCAATACTTAATGTTCCATCGTAACCCTGATTATTACTTGCCGCGTAATAAAGCATGTCATCTGCATAGAATTCAATTAAATCACCGCGTGGCTCAAATGTTAGTTCAACTCCACCAGGTAATGGAATTGGTGTCCCAAATGTAACTAAGAAATCTTTACTATCAAATGGCACGTAATGTACATTTTTCAAACCGAATGTTACCTTGTTTTCATTCATTTACAACAACCTCGTTTCATATGTTTTTTGAAATAATTTCTCAGATTCAATAAAAATCCCATACGAGTCATAAGGTATTTCATGATCGTCTAGGACCTTTTCCAGCTTGGCTTCTGCAACCAAGTCCTTTTTTGTGGTATAAAGTTCGATATTTAAATCATTTATCTTGTGATAGACCTTGTTATCAGCCATTAAATTTGCTGAACCATCCACAAGAAAACAGATATAAGGCGGCTCCGGAACTGGATTACCAGGTGTTGCTATGAAATGCGAATAAGCCACAGGATAACCTGTAGCTTCAAGAATTTTTATAAATTCTCCTAATATCATGATTCAATTGCCCTCTCAACACGTTTTGGTAATTCATCAATTACATACTCTTCCACGGGACGAATATGCACTTTCTCCGGTACTCGTCCACCACCAGCTTTCGCATGGCCATTTTCTAAAAGATGCGTTAATTGTCCTTTTGTATTATGGATAACAACAGCTTTATCAACTTTTTTCTTACGCCAACCTTTTCGATAACCACCTGTTTTTTTAGGACTATTTTGTCTTAACTTATCTACAGCGATATCAGCTACATCTTCTTGTACATTTGTTAATTCTTCTTCCACAACACTTGCATATCTTTGTAATTCTCTAGCAAGCTCTCCCGCAAAATCGTTCATATTAAACATGCTCCTTTGCGATAATAGTCAATGTTTGATACATTTCATCATCATTCATTGGCGGTTCGATAATATCAAAGATACGACCTTTCATATTGATTCGCATTAATTCTGTAATACCTGTTGTATAAGGCATCACAAACCGATAAATACGTGTAGATTGTGATGCTGAAGCTTCAATGTACTCCGAACCTTTTACCGTTTTTATCATTGCCCATGCTCTTTTAACTTCTTGCCAATTACCTGTTTCAACTTCTTGATTTAATTCATCTTTTATTACTTCAGGTTGTTCAATGATAATTCGATTTCTACAATCACCTGTATTCAGTGGTTTTTTATACTGAAAAGGACGCATATTAATCACCGTCCAATTTAATTTCTTCTAATGCTTTATCGATACCTAAACTATTAATCTGACTTAAAAAATTCTTGTCAAAATACTCTAATGCATCGTTATAAACATAACGAGAACGTTCAAAGACTAATTCTTTGAACTCCTCGTCTTTATTTAAATCATAATTCCCACAAACCCTAAGTAATGCCTTGTTAGACGTAGAAAGGATGCGCTTTAGGTTATCATCTTCCTCATCCCCTAAGTGCATCCTATCTTTAAACTCTTGCAATATTTCATCTGAAATTGTTGCGTTTCTCATTTACTTCACCCTTTATTTAGTTTTTGTTTCTGCAGGTGGTGTAAATGAAATTTCTAACTCGTAAACAAGTGCCGCTTTATTATCTTTTGGTTTCCCATTAGCAAATTGTTTAATTGTATAAAGAGTAGCATCTTCGAAAGCTAATGTTTGATCAAATTCTTTTAGCTTGTATCCACCTGCGATTGCAGCAATATATTGTCCTTTTACAAAGAATAATGCTTTGCCAACAGGAACTTCCTCACACTCGACAGGTTTAATATTATAAGGTAATGCCATTACCCATTGACCTGTTGCGGTCTGGATTGTATTACGTGCTTGTACGCCAATCGCATCAATCGGGTTAACTACCATTACAATTTTATTTAATACTTTTCTGGATTTCCCTTTTGCATCAGCAGATAAAGCTTTTACTACTTCGTAAAGTTCGCCTGCTACAATTTCCCCTTTATCAGACGGAGCAAATGTTAGTTTACCAGAAGATTTTTTATCAGTAACAGCGCCTGTTTCTGGATTTACATCTTTCATTAAACCAACTGGTTGGTGTGCTATAGATCCGCCACCATTAATAAAACCAAATTCTAGACCAACAGAATATGTTTCTACTAAAACAGTTCGAACATAGCGTTCAATCCATTCCGGTCCAAGCTCCTTCATATCATTCGGAATTGCTGCAAATGCAGTTAATTTAAGTTGGCCAATCTTTTCTTGTTTGAAGATGGCATCAATTTGCCCGCGAATTTCACTGAATAATTCGCCCCATACATACGCCTTCGTTGCATCAGAGTAAATAAACTTCGTAACTGCTCCTAAGTCTTGCAAACCAATTTCAGCTAATAAGGGATGTTCTGTAACTAAATCTTCAAACACACGCTCTTGCGTCGTTACAGGAAGGATTGAGCCATCTGTAAATCCACCTTCTTTAACAACTGCATTGAAGAATGTTGTTTCTGCTGAAGTTAAAACATTTTGACCACGTTGCTGTAAAATGGAACGATCAAGCATATCGTTATTTACTTGTTCACGAACTGTATTTGCTACATCTGTTTGTAGTGCATCAAAGAAACCTTCAAACGCTGACGTTTGTTCTTGTTCTGTACTTTCCGCGTTAGTTAAAGTATCCGTCAATTTTGCCTTTGCCTTATTAAATGCTTCAGATTTATTAAATTTAATAACCATTATGTGTTTCCCCCGTTTTTTATAATTTTAAAAGGAGCCCTTTAATCCCACTGTTTTTTACAGGTTTAGGATTCGGCTCCTTCGGTTGTTCTTCTATATTGTTTTGTAAATCATTCAGGATTTCGTTTTTTAATCCTGATAATGCTGCATTTAAATCTTCTTTTGTAATTCCTTGGCCCTTGTTCATGGTTCCATTTCTAAAGCCATCGATTACTTTCTGCGGAAGCATGGCAGCAGTAGCCGTTGAAGCTGTCATTTTAACCTGATTCTCCATAAACATGATTTCATCCGCGAAATTGTTTTCTAATGCTTGTTGCGGACCCATCCAAGTTTCTTCAGCCATCATGTTAAGTAGTTCTTCTTCTGATTTACCACTTTTAATAACATAGGCATTTACAATTGCTCGATCTGTTATTTTTAACATCTCAGCCGCCTTTTCCATGTCACGATGATCTCCACCATGCCACTTAGCAGCGTTGTGAATCATGATTTTTGCTGTTGGAGAAATTCGAACTTTATCACCTGCCATAGCAATTACAGAAGCTGCACTTGCTGCTAAACCAACAATTTGAACTTCCACATGACCAGGATAATTTTTTAATGCTGTGTAAATTTCCGAACCCTCATCTACATAACCACCAGGACTATTAATTGATACAATTAAATCCTCACTATTTGCATTATCCAGTTGTTTTGTAATCTTACCTGGGCTTGTCGCATCCATTTCAAACCAATCATAAATCCAAGCTTCATCATTCGAAATGATTGGTCCTTTAACGTCAATTTTCACCGTCATTTGTATTCTCACCTCCTTCAGATTCAGTTAGTTTCGTATAGTTTTTCGTAATATGATGTGTATTTAAGTTAGGATCATCAGAAATTTCATATCCTACTTCTAATCGAATCTCATTCCCTGTAAATGCACTTGAAGAAACGAGTTTATCGATGCTTGTCGCAAGATCAAATATACTTTGATAAGAAACAGCTTTAACTTCAATTTTTTGACCTGAAAGATACTCTTCTTCTTCAAAAAATTTAACGTTTGCTTCATCAGAAAGCTTTTTTAATAAAGGCTTCACTGTGAAAAGCATATAATTTTTCGTTTGCTTCTCAACATCAGCCATTTCGCCATATATCAAAGCAGTTGGAATACCGAAAGCCATTGCTACTTGATTTAAGAATCCATTTGTTACCTTATTAATTTCCTCCACACTCTGCCCAGAATTTGCTCCACCTGACGTTTCAGCATACTTAAAACCCGGTTGTTGCGGAATGATAGCAACGTCTTTTTCTCCAATTGCTTTATACATGTTATCAATAAATTCTTGAAGTTTGGCTTGATGTTTTTCACTCTTTGCAGCGAGCATGTCCATATCAACTGTTCCGCGAATTTGATTCTTACGTTTTTGAGAACTTAATATTCTACCGAATAAATCACCATAATCAGCAAACAAACCATCGATAAGAGGTGATAACTTATCATTCCTGTATCTTAAATGAATGACTTCACTTTGTTTAAAACTTCTCTTAAACTGATAATCTTTTACAGTGACATTTGTAAAAGTATCTTCAAACACAGCATATTCGTTATGTTCAAAGTCATCAGCAATAAGTAGATCACCATCATCCGCTTGAATAATCAAAGCTTCATTATCATAAATAAGTTTGTAAATGAAACTCTCCCAAAAGGTACTTGCTGTCATATTCTTATTCGGTCTAACATTTAATCGGTAGTAAAGCTCATCCTTTTCAAATTCTTCACCGTTTTTCACTCTAAATTCTGACTGACTAATCGTTCTACCTAAAAAGGATATACAGGTATCAATTGCTAATCTTTTCATGTGCACTCTGTTTGCTTTTTCAATAAACATTTCCACATCAAACATAAATCCTACTTCACTATTTCTTTTAAATACTGCGTCCAACCATCCAATGATTATCACCCCCTTTATTAGAATTTAATACCGTCTAACATAAAGTCGAATTCATCCACAAGGATTTTATCCGCTTGCCACAATGCATGGATAAAGGCTTGGAATCCATCTGTTTTCCTTTTAAATTCGTCTTTTTTCAAATACTCTTTGTTTCCATCTTTTTTGATATGAACGTAAACATTATTCGTGTACCAACGCATTAAAGGGTTATCTCCAAAGATAATATGGTTATTAGCAAATAGCGTTTCAACTCTTGGAGCTAAAAGTGAATGAATCGCTTTTGGATTACGGATATATAATAATATGAAACCTTCCGCTTCAAGTGCTGTTTTAACCAGATCAAGACGAAATGTATCGGCTACTATTGTATTAACCCCATATAACTCACGCATTTTTACAAACCAATCTACAATGTGAGAGATATTAATCACTGGCTCATCTAAAATAGTGAGCAATCCTTTTTCTTCCCATTCCTTAATAGGTACTTTTAATTTCACTTTGTCCAAAAAGCCTTTCCTTACAAAAGAATGTGATTTCCAAATATAATCTTCACCATGCTTAAATAGTAGGCCTACCGCTGCAAAGTCTTTGATACTAGCAAAATCGAGCCCGCCCACGGCTGTTTTATGCCTTAAATCCGGAATTTCTCGAAGTGTTACTCCATCTTCTTCAAACCCAGTACGTATGATTTCTTCCCACGGGGCTACAGACTTCGTTAAATCTACTTCTGGTAGATTCATTCTTTTTGTCATAAAGTTTTCTCTATTAGATGGATCATTTTCAAGATTTTTATACTGACGCATAACTTTTTTAAACAAACCTCTAGCATATTGACTCATAGGCTTACTAAACATTGGATTTGCTTTTTCCCACATATCTGGATTGTCTACTTCTTCAGAATCATCCAACTTACAAATAAAAGGAAATAATCTATCCTCTTTTTCTTTCCCTTTCAGGATATTCATGGCCCGCTCTTTCATTTTGTCAAGATAACCTTCACGAACAAATCCATCTGTGGTAATAAAAAATTCCCTAGAGTTAGGAACTTTACCTAAACCACTAGAGAATACCTCTACAACATCGCTATTTTCATACCTATGTATCTCGTCATAAATAACACATCCATCTCTTAATGAATCTTTACTTCCTGCATTCGATGTATGAAATTCAAAAGTTGAACGAGTAGCTTTGTTTGTTATTAATTGTTTTGTTGAGACAAATAGTTCATCTAATATCTCATGTTTTTTATTCTTCTCATAAACATCTACAAAAGACGTTTTAGCCTGCCTTTCTGTATTAGCAACTACCGATACATTATAATGCTCAATACCGTGCAATTCGCTAATAAAGAAGTGTGTCAATGCACTAATCAATCCATTTTTACCAGCCCCCCTTGCCATCATCCAAAAATGCTGATCAAAATAAACATCCTCATATTCATCAAACAAAAAAACAAATGCTATTAAAAATTTTTGAAAGGAATTTAATTTGAAATGCCACTTTTCTATGAAAGTTACACATTTATGAATTAAATCCATATCGAAATGTAGATCATTACGGGTTAATATATCTTGCTTTAAATAATGAATAAGCATGATTCGTTCTTTATTTAATAATACTGTTCCCGTCTCATATAGTTCTATATATTCACTTACATACTTATGAACAATCATATTAAATCACTTGCCGAATACTTCTTAATTTCTTTTTTATTATTTCCTTCTGGCAACAAATCTGTTAGTTGTTTAATGACCCTTTGATATGATTGATCACGGGTATTATATAGCCGGGCAACAGGCCGTTCTCTTTCATACGGCTCTGTTTTATCTGATTGTGAGAACATTTCATAATCACCATTCTCAGATATATCCATCCACATCTCATTCAATAAAACTCGTAATCTTGCTGCCTGAATAATTAACCCTTCAACTACTTTCAACTTACTAGGTGGGATTTCTTTAAATAGTCTTTTCAAACGATTTTTTTCTTTGTTAACTAGTACCTCACGCTCATCAATATCCGCCATACTATCACCTCGATTCAATCATATTTTCATACTGGGTAGGGGTCCTATGCGATATGGCTCAAAAATCTGGAAAAACGACCCCCTCCTCCGGTGCCCCTTAGAGCAATTTTTGATGAAATATTTTAAGGGGGGGTGTTATTACCGAATCATTTTTACCACTTCTCATCATGTTCCCATTTATTCTGTTTCTTTTTGAATGTTCTACCGTGTTCTTTATTATGACAATCCACACAGACTATTTCGAGATTATCTATTTCTAATGCAAGAGCTGGATGATGTTCGAGTTCTTTTATATGATGGACAACAAGTTGAATCTTCTTACGCTTTGCACTCTCGCTGTATTCATTCGTGTCTGTTTGTACTCGGCCATTACGTTTACATTCCTGGCACTCATAGTTGTCACGCTTCTTTACTTGCTCACGTATACTCTTCCACTCACCACTGTCATAGAACTTACGCTTCTGCTGTTTGGTTTTGTATTCCTTCATTACACATTACACCACCATCTGCACACCACTTACAGCCTAATCCATCCTTCGATTTCGCTATTCGTTCATTATACTGTTCCGTATATCCACATACTTTACATCTAAACTGTACAATCTTTTGTACCCTTTTACTTCTTAATAGATCGTCAATTAGTTTGTTCATTAAACTTATATCGGCTTCTTTCTTTGCTGCTGGTGTTAGATTATTATGAAATCCCTCTATCACTTCAATTAAGATTGGCAACTTCTCTACATCTACATACTCTTCAATATCATCTACCCCAACCGAATGTATAAGCGTACTAATTGCAATTGCTTTCTCAAGCTTAGTTAATTGCATCTATTCTCATCCCTTACGCTTAAATCTTTTCTCCATCTGTCTCTTTCTAGTAATTCTTTTATTGATGTTTGTTTCAGGTATTCCACGGAATAAAACATAGGTTTCCCGTCATATAGCTTGTAATACTTAACATCTATTCCAGCTTTTTTATGCGCTTTTTCAAGAGGTTTAAGGCATTTGATATATGCTTTCTTATCAATGAGCATAAGACCAAGCGCAGCAATCTTACCATTTAAAACGCTGTCCAATTATCCTCACCCCTTATCTTCTAATAAACTAGCAATCATTTTATTTAGTACACTTAATGTCGCTTCTCCACACTCTTTCTCTGTTGCACCGTTTACTATCGGTCCGAACTCTTCTTCTAATCGTTGTAAGTCAATATGTTTAGCAAGTGCATCCTCACCTACCGCTACGAGGATTGAGCTAACAATACCTATCTTCTCAAGTTTAGTTAATTGCATCTACCTCACTCCTTCTCTATCAAATGCAACACGTTTGCGCTTATCTTTCCTTAACAACAAATATAATTTATATCTGAATGTTTGAATCACTATCATTAATACGTTTGACAATTTCTGAAGCCATCGCCTTACCATTTAAAACGATGGGACATTCTACTGTAATATCTTTCAGTGCGCTCTTTCCCTTAAACCTACTCATAACCTTTTCCAACTTCTCCAATGCAGCCGTACATTCATTAGCAGCTTCCGTTACTTCTTTAATTCCTTTTAATGCTTCAGTTGTTTCAACATTTAATTCAATTGTTAATCCTTGAATATTCTTTTTTGCATCATGTGATTTTTGTGTATATTTGTTCATTACCCACACATCTACAAAAGCACCATTACATTTTGGACAAACTGTTACTTCTTGATATTCTTCTTTAGATGGATGATAAACTTTATCCATATGACCACATACTAAACATTTAGCTTTATGAAAATACTTTTTCTCTTCATTCACCTTACTCACTCCTCACCATTCTCCTAATAACTCACGTAACTTCGGATGCCTGTATTCGTACCACTTATAGAAAGATAACCAAAATGCTTTTATTGTATCTTCATACATTTCTTTTGCCTCTTCATCGCTTAATTGAAACTCTTTTTTTAAGCACTGTAATGATTCATTGTAATGAAAACTTTCTACACTTTCACGCCAATTAACTAATGTACCTATTAAATAATGTCGTGTCATTTACTAAACACCACCTATGTAATTTTCACATAATAAAAAGCACCCAATTTGGGTGCTCGATATACTGATATATTCATAAAAAACATACAAAAAAACAGAGAAATTTACCTTTACCTATTGATGCGCATTACGATACGTGTTATAATAAGTATAGAAAGTTGAAAGGAGGTAATAACGATTTCTAGTAGGGAAGTAATTAAGAGGTTAAAAAAAGAAGGATGGTTTATAGTGAACATTGAAGGCAGCCACCATCAGTTCAAACATCCTTCTAAGATTGGTAAAGTGACTGTGAAACATCCGTGCAAGGATATTCCAAAAGGTACACTTCGCTCAATCTATAAGCAAGCGGGTTGGTTATAAACCACCCCTTGCTTTCCCTAATTATACAAGAAATCGTTATAAAAACAAATTATGAAAAAAGACTATTACGTTTATCCCGCTATCCTTGAAAAGTCTTCAGATGGTTACGGTATTTACTTTCCAGACCTTCCTGGTTGCGTTTCTCATGCAGATACACAAGAAGATGCTTTAAAGGAAGGTAGAGAAGCATTAGGACTTCACTTATATGGTATGGAAAAGGATAATGAATCAATTCCCGAACCGACACCAATTGATAAATTAGAATTAGATAAAGATGAAAATTCTTTTTTAATTGATGTTTGGATGCCACCACTTAGAAATAAAGACAAAACAACTTATAAAAGAAAAAATGTAACTCTTCCTTCTTGGTTAGAAGAATACGCAACTCATAAAGGCGTTAATTTTTCCGAGATCCTTGTAGAAGGTTTGGAAATGCATTTGGGCATTAAAGATAAAAATAATACACCATAAAGGACGCCATGAGCGTCCTCTTTTTTATATAAGCTATTTGTTACTCATATTCATTTTTTATTCTTCTTTGAACCGACACTATAAGATAAGCACGTATCAGCTCAAAGAAGAGCAAAAGCTCTCCTTATGGACCGTTTAATTATTTTTGTATTCCTGCATAATCACAATTAGATTCGAAAGTTCTCTTTGTAATTATGTACTCGCCCTATAAACGCCAGTTCATTCAAACAGACATCCATAAAGCTTTATTCGGTAACCAACCCATTAAAATTTTACAGTTACTATTAAAAATAGAAAAGAGCAACCATGCACCAGTCGCTCTTACGTAAAATTCTATGCTATTACTATAATTCATTTTTTCAATAGATACCATATGTAAAACTTACTGTAAGAAAAGTGTAAGTTCTTCAGCAAGCTTTATCCTTCTAGAAATTTCAGCATGCTTCTGATATACATAACTACTACTATAGCCTAGTTCCCTAGCTATAGATTCTAATGTTTTTCGTTGCACATACTTACCAAATAGAATTTTATTTTCTAGCCCTTCAAACTTACTAATTAATATTTTGAGGTCGTACTGATCGTTCATCTTATTCGCTAGTTCATATTCTATAGCCGCTATGTGTTCCTCTATTTTCGCACCATCTGAATCAGCAGTTAACTTATACTTTGATAAATCACCAACACTCCAACGCATTAATTCTCTTTTACTTCTATGCAATTTATTTTCTAAATAAATGATTTCATCTTCCAACTTTTTATAATCTTTAAACCATTCAAACAAGGGTTGGCTCACCTGCTTCCTCTTTCACCATGTAAACTCATTTCTTCATGTTACGTTTATTTAACTGTTTTCTTAAATGCCCGTAACTCACATTAAACTTTTTAGCAATTTCAATATATTTCATTCCATGTTCTTTAAGTTTCATGGTTTCTTCACAAATTTTATTCCATTCGTCTTCTGTTCTTTGTATGGATGTTTTAACAAAAACTTTACCACCCAAAACAACCCCTATTTCATTCAATCTCTTCCCTACTTCACACTTTGTCCAACAATACACAAAATCACGAGAACATTTATTGTCACACTGACGGCAATGATTATCTGTTAATCCTAATATTTCAATCCTCGCTTCTTTTGGACTCATATAGTAACCATTCCTAACTTATCTACATGATATAAATAATCAACAGGTGCTCTATTAGTTTGTGGTACTATATACGCTCTTTTCTCAAATTCCTCTCTTGGAATAGACTTTCTTCCTCCATCATAAAGCATAGCTTCATAGTATTCTGTTACTACAGAAACAGGAACAAAATAAATAACCTGATCTGTTCTGAACTCTATTAAAAAGAAACAAATTGCTCCCTGTTCTTGTGTATCCTTTAAATAATCAATTTGGTGCCTACTTATATTATCTAACGGGAAGCTCGTGGTTTTTTCAGTAGATTTCGCTTCAAAATAAACAGCTCTCCCTTTGTACACACCGTCATAATCTACTGTAGATTTACTTTCCCATGCACTTTTAGTTATATTGCCTTTCCTATCTGTCTTTATCACTTTTATTGGTGTAGGGCGCTTATTAAATACTCCTACATTCGCCGCTTTATACATACGGCATGTATTGTTTAATAAAAGCTCAAATGACATTCCTCTATTTGCGTAACCCATGATACACCGTCTCTTTCCACTAAAATAATTATTTTTTACAAATTATAATCTTGTACTACCTGGCTTAAGAACTCTCTTACCGCGCTCTTCTTTCTTGCTTCTGGTTTAATTACAAGCTCAGTTACCTTAAACCCCAGCAATTCAGCACCTTCTATATTTCCTCTAAGCAAGTTGTGTAAATTATGACTATAATACTCATCCGTTACCTCAATCACCAATTCAAGCTTATGACCAGCAGGAAATGTAAGTAATTTTGTAGCTGCTCTATACGTTTCATCTTCTTCCATTCGTTTATTGTGCCGACGTAGTTTTTCTTCAAAATCTTCAGATTTACTTATCTTCATCATTCTGTCTCACCTTTTTCTAAAATAAGAATTTTGTTATAAAACCTCTGTTAAAATACGAAACTCTTTATACATCTGATTTTCAATGGTAATTTCAATTGGTTTACCAACTAATTCAGAAACAATATTTACTTTCGCATCTTGCAAAATACGATTCGTTTCTTTTAATACTTTTTGATACGCTTTATGTTTTTCATCTTCCGATTCCCAATTACAATGTTCCCCTATATTAATAAGGTGTCTTCCTCCACAACTAACCCCGCTATTCCCATCAAAACGGAATTCGAGTTGCAGACCCATTAAGAATGGCCTATCCCTCCATGTTCCAAATTCAGCTTTCTCAATCTTACCTAGAAATTTACCATCCATTTTTATCTCTCCATTTCATTCAAATAACTATTTTGTTTAGTTCTCTTCTTTAATTTCCTTAGTTAATTTAACTGTTCCGATATCCTCGTAAGGCTGAGCGATATATCCTTTATCGTGTAGAGCTTTAACTACTTCTTGCATATCCTTCCAAGCTTCTGTACCTTGACCAAATTTAATAGTGATTATATTCATTTTTCATTCTCCTCTACGAATAATCTTTTTTACATTACACATACTATCCTCAAGTCAATTTCCCATGACTACACTCTTTCAAATCGGAGCTTGCTCCTCCGAAATGTTTTGGATCGTGGCAGGTAACTTAGTCAGTTACCTGCCATTTTCTATTCAAATAACGCTTTTAATAAAAATTAGTTGAAACAACAACTGTCGGCTCTACAGATACTTTTATTAACTTTCTATAGTATCTTTCTCCATTGATTTCAATCGATGTTTTTCTTGCTCCCTTATATAGCGTGTCTAAACGCTTAAAATCACTTTCAGAAATTAACTTCCAAACAAACACATCATCCATCGATTCTTCAACATTTCTAGTATCATAACGCTCCCATTGCCAAAACATTTCCGATAGCCAATCATCTAAGTCAGAATGCGTTGTAAAAATGTACGCTTCATCACCGCAGTCGTCTTCTCTGAATACAAAATAGTACTCCGTTAATATGCTAGTGCCTTTTCCTTCTCTTTGAACGAACTCTTTAAAAGCTTCCCAATTACTTTTCAATCCGCCCCAATCTAAACTTCTCACCATTCTATTCCCCTCCGTTTTTGTACAAAATTCAAATTTTATACCATTTAATTTACTTTTATTGCATTTTTTTGAATAATCATGATATTATTTATTTATAAAGTCATTACGACTTTACCCTTATACAATGAGCCATGAGCCTTCACAACTCATGGCTCTTTTCATTACAAACTTCACTTCAAATCTATACGTGCTTGACTTGCTTCTCTACTAAAACCATCTGGATATCTTTTAGCTAATTTTTCGATATTCATTTGAGCGATATCTTCTAAGGTATATCCCATTTCGTGAGACATGATCGAAATGTAGTACAAGATATCTCCCAGCTCTAAAGCGATTTTATGCGTATTCCCTTCTTCTTCTCCTGGACAATGAGCTGGATCAAATCCATGACCATGAAAAATAGCTTTTTTTACAATATCAGCAACCTCACCAGATTCTCCCGAAAGCCCTAATGCTGCATTTAAAACACGTCCACCAAAATCCTGATTTGTATTCCATGTACGTAATGCCGCTTCTTGATATTGATCTAATTCACAAATTTGATTGTTGCTCATAAAGGCTTGTCCTTCCTTTGATTTACTGATTAATTTAGTTACTTCCATAACGCTGTTTTTCATTGCTTTCATTTTGATTTCCCCTTCCTATTTAGCAAATCCCTAATCCTATCGGACGATTTTCAATTAAATACTTATCCGCTTGATCTATTACAAGAAGCGCAACTTCCGCTTGGTGTCTCCTTAACGCTTTGGCCATCTTCGGTAAGCTCATACCTTGACTCCACATTTCACGAAAACGTACTACATCTCTTTCATCCCAAATGAAGTTAGCTTCTTCTAAAGCGATGTATATTTTTAAACGTGATTCCTTCATCACTTCATGATTTCTTGCTACACTCATAAGCGAACCTACTTTCTAAAAATGATTATTTTATCTTTTCAGTAAACTTAGTATCCACACGATCAACTTTACCGTTTACCCAAACTGCAACTTGCTCACCGAATCCGCTCATTGGTGGATTGACTGCTGTAACATTTCCGTCCTTCACTATTAAAAGTTTGTTGCTGCTAACATCAATTTCTATTTTTTTCATATGTCCCTCTCCCTTTTACTATCGCATGTACTCGACAACATCAGGTTTAAATCCACTTCCTAAGTAAACCCGTACCGGAATTATTTCTTTTTTATCCCTTGCTGCCTTACATAGCTCTTCCGCTGTATCCCAACTAAAAAACTTATCTACAGCGCGTTGAAATCTCCAAATCGCCATTGCATATTGTTCAAAGATGTCATAACGATCATCTTGTTTAGTTGTGCGTGGTAATTCATCCGTACTCTTTGCATTTCTTGGAATTTGGACGCGTACATCAGCGTATGTAGTGCGTCCAGTACCTCTTTTCACATTTGCCTTCATTACATCAAACTCACAAATTGCTGGCTCTACATCGAAAATATTCAATTGTTTAGGCATGTTCCTTCACACTCTTTTCAAGAGAGTTGAGTAACTCAAGTGCCCCTTCCTTACTCAAAAACATTCGGCCACCTAACAATTCGATGTTGGAATCAGATACTTTACCAGTTACAAAGCATGACTTTTCTTGTTTTCTTAAAACGACATTTTCCCCATCAACATGAAAGTCTAATGCTGTCCCTTCAGCAATACCCAAAGTTCTGCGTAACTCTACTGGAATTACTACACGACCTAGCTCGTCCACTTTTCTTGTAACACCTGTATTTTTCATAACTCGCTCCCCCTAATTAACTTACTTTTTGCTGTTGATTCCGTTGCAACTCTTGTTTCATTGATTCAAATTTGATTAACCATGCTTGCCAACGCTTATCGTTTTCTTCCTGCTGCTGTATTGCCACTTCACAATTACAACCTTTTGTTTCAATCACACCTGGATAAGTTTCTTTACGAATAATTCCTGTATCATGACATAATACACACATGCTTATTCCTCCTTAGAAACCAATATCTAAATTTAAAATTCTTTTATCTGTTGTTGTTTTAAACACGATTGTTTCATCTTTTGATACTCCATTTAACAACCTACTCGCTAATTTCGGATCATACTTTTGAAATAGCTGCTTACTTGATAAATTTGATGTAGTAATCGTTGTTTTGTTTGCTCCTTGCCTTCCATTAGCAACACCATAAAGTATTTTATGGACAAAATCGCTTGCTTCTCCGTTTCTATTCATAGAACCACTTTCAGCCCCTAAATCATCAATAACTAGAAAATCGGCTTCAACCATCAAACTAATACAGTAATCCATCGTGTACTTCGACTCTTTATTCCGAAATGAGTCTTGTATTAAACGAATTAATTTTTCTATCTCTACAAATAAACAACTTTTCATTTTCTTAAATGCGTATTCATCATTAAGAGCTTCACCATCAGAGATTGTCCAAAAATGTCTTACTAGTTCATATAACATTGCATAAGCCAAATGGCTTTTCCCTACACCTTGAATCCCTGCAATATAAACATTTAAGGTTTCACCTTTTTTGATACGCTCTAAAATCGCTAGAGCTTTTTTCTTATTTGCTTTAGTTTCCGGGCAATCCGTTTCATATGATTCTAGCCTTGATTCTGTAATTGACTGATTTTCGATAACACTATGTTTAAAAAGAAGATTCTTCTGCCGTTCTCTATTGATCTTCTTGTAGTAATTGTTTGCTTGCTGAAATAGGATTGAATCCTGTTGTTCCACTTTGCATCTTGGGCAATAAAGCGAACCATCATTTTTATCAATCATCATTCTTACAGGCTTTACAGTTACTTGTCCGCCTTTGCTAAATGTATGATTTTCGCAATATTCATCTGCAAATTCTAATGCTGCTATCTTTTCAAATGATTTCTGCATTTT